CGATGTCGGGTTGAGTTGATGTTAAAGAAATTTTTGTTCAATCGTTCGTTTGTGGCAATCACATAAAACTCCTGAAGGTCTCTAGAACCTTCTACCGCTGATCCCCAACGTATCATAAGAAACGGCGCAAACTTCTTGCGTTCGTCCTCAGACAAGTCGTCATAGAAATCTCTAACCTTATGGTCAAACATTTTCATCTCGTTAGCAATGCTTAGTTTATCAGTCATATTAGTATTATAACACAGTTTCAACAAAAGTCAATGCCCAATGTTTTGCCTACTGCTTGCTTGAACTTATTCTGCCAATCACGATCGTACACATGATAACCGTGCAATGTGGGGTTGGGATAGTCCCAAAGATTTTCGGATATGTTGTTTGCACAATATTCCTCTAACTCATTTGGTATGCTCATATTTTTGAACATATGATCTGGCAATTCAGCACCGCCAAGGGTGTAAGCAAATGTTATGTTGTTTGTTTTTAAAAAATGCAAAGTTGACAACACCACATGGTATGACTGTAGTGCTAAAAAATCTGTTGCTACCAACCCATAATAATGATCTACAAAAGTTTTTTCTACAGGATATGCATCAGACATTATTGAATGTTTCCACCTTTTGGTATAGTGCTCATTTAAAGTTAGATCTGGAGTAACTGTTACTGAATGCGCAGAGTCTCGATCAAATTCAAATCTAGAATTTCTAGTAAAACTCACAACCACATGATTGTACCCAAGTGCTACTGCGTAACGTACTTGATTTGCAATTAACACATTTGAACATGCACCTACTGCTAATATTTTTTTATGTAGGTCTGGCGGCAAGTGATCGATCCAATGAATACCAGTTTGATCAGTAGTCATATAACTATCACCACAAATAGCCAGCTTTACTTTACTCATGTGTTTTCTTCAGATTATACAGCACAAACAGTTGATCCAGTAACTCACGCATAGCCGGATCTGTTTCGCACATGGTCAGCACATGATTTATTTTGCTACGATATCCTCGCATGGCTGGACCAGTGTCATCAGTCCAGCCAACCAGTTGCCGTTTGGTCTGCCCCATTTCTCTGGCGTAGATACAATTGTCCACACGCTCGTAGATGTAAGTGGCTCCAGGATCAAGATTGCCCATACTTGTATCCATATTGCAAATGAGTCCATCGCAAGAAACGCTCTAGTCCTTCTCGATCATCTGGATAGCTTTCCAAGTAGATACGACTTAATCGATTAATTATTTCAAATATTTCGGGTTCAGTGTATGGCATTACCAAGCCTTGTTATAATCTACAATCTCGCAGTTGCGACTGATGTCTTTGACAAAATACACACAATCAGGTTTGTCGCCATCAGTAATTGGTACAGACAGCATTTGTCCATTTTTAAGTTTAGGGGCATACCATGACACTTCGTGATACACATCCAAGATCTCAATATCAGGAAAGCTAGGACGGAAACTACTCAGCGGGTTAAACTGAAATACTTTGAATCCACGATCATTGATCGATGTCAGTGGTAACACTTCCAGATCGCCAATTTCAGGTTCGCCAATTAGTATTTGCCAGTCCATGGGCATTTTGATTGTGTTGTCGCCTATACGTAATACAAGTGCAGGCGAGTTAAAACTTTCTAGAAAGATTAGCGGAATAAAATGATAGTCCGGATCTGCTGGATTAGAGTTATCTAGTATGGCAAACCTCATGTCATCTACCTCTTCGGGCAAATGGTCAAGGTCGTAGTGTTGATTGTCTAGTGTTAGTATTCTCATATGTAATTGTAACAGATTTTCATTGGTTAGTCAACACATCGTTGACTTGTTGAGCAAACAATTGCTGAGCTTCAGGATCAGCCACGTGAAATGTTGGATCGTATTCTCCTGTAGCAACCGAACTTGGGTGTGTAGTAAGATTATACGATATGCGATATTTGTTATACGTTTCAAGTTCATCCAAGATATAGTTTGGAAGTTCGCTTAGAAATTTTTCAAATAATCCGTACGTAAATGCAAACTTGATTTTTTTCCTAGCTAGAAAATCAAGCATTCCTACCATTTGTATGGCTCCTTGCATGATCTGCATGTCCTGACATACTGTACTCCTAATTGTATCGTCAGCTAACTTCTCATAATGATTTAACAAATCACGATGATTTGATGTTAGCCACTCTGACGAAGTTATCCTTCCTTTGCTAGGGTAAACTAACCTAAAAGGATCTGTAAATCCAATTACTATTAGGTCAGTAGGATGTGTCATTACAATTTGATACAGAACTATATTGATTATTGACAACGAACTGCCGGCCTTGGCTACGTTTTCAACCGCATAGTCCGGCATCATTTCACTCCAATGGGTAGCCTGAACTTTTTGATTGTGATTCAATGACATGAAACTGTCACCTATTACGGTTAAAAAAGATTTTTTCATTTGATCTTCATCCACTCTAATTTTTCTGCTGAGAAAGGATAGTTGGCTTCCTTGTAGAACTGTTTTCGTTTGGTCAGGTGTCGCTTGGCAAACTTGCAGGTTGATGTTATGTCCCAGATCTGAACATGATCTTTATCTTCCGCTTTACGAATGCCACGACCAATCGACTGAATAACTCTAACAAAGCTCTTACCAGGCTCAATCAGTACCAAATTAAAAATGCGGGGAATGTTGATACCCACAGCAGCCACACCATAAGTTGCCACAATGATTTTGCCTGTTGCGTCAGCCACTTCGTCATATTCATCTTGTCTGGCTTTTGCTTTTGTTGCCCCGGATACAAACACAGCACCATCGCCCAGTCGTTCTACCAATTGACGACCGCACTCTGTTCTGTCTACTAACACAAGTGTGTTGCCTGTTTCGTTAACTCTACGCACAAGGTCTGCCATGGTGTCGAGACGCCCTGATTCTTCCAGAAGGTATTTAAGCTCACTTTGATAGTTTGAATATTCCACATGGTCCACCAGTTGCACAATATTCACGTGACACTGCGCCAGCACACCACGGTCCTGCAGTTCACTTGCACTGAGTTTGCTAACAACAGGGCCTAGTCCAACCAATAGTGCTTGGCTCTCAAACTTCTCTTTGGGTATGGTTCCTGTCAATCCCCAACGAATTGGCACTCTAGCCATAATACCTGTTAACAAGGTTTTGAGTGCATCTGCTTTGGCCATGTGTACTTCATCCACAATAACACACACCACATCTTCCATGAAATCCTGTATGGTAAATTTTGCTGTGCCGTCTTTGCTATCTTTAAGCAAGTTGTTTAGGCTTTGCCAAGTACAAATGGTATGTGTCTTGCCGTAGTCTTTCCTGTCACCAAAGTACACACCCACATCCAGACCCAGATTAACATAGTCCTTTTCTGTTTGTGTTACCAGGCTCTTGTTGGGCACAATAACAATTGACCTACCATAGGGTTGTACGTTCCAACTCAAGGCCGCTGTCATGATAGTCTTGCCTGCACCTGTGGCCACTTCTTGTATGCACTGTGGGTTTTGCAAGTAGTTGTTGATGATCTCTACCTGGTAATCTCGCAACACAATAGGTTCACCTTCTTGTGTATGCCCTTTAGGCCATACGGTGCCAGCAAAGGTATCTTCCTTCATTAGCACAAACTCAAATGTAGTTGAGTATTCACGTTGGTCATCTAGTTCAATATCGTAGTTGTACTGCTCTAAAATAGGAATAATCTCAGGCAACAGATTAGTGTAGGTGCTACCACCAAGTTGGAAGTAGGCAATCTTGCCATCCCACCTGCCCAGTCTCACAGCAGGCAAATACCTAGCTGCCGGATTCTCATATTTAAATGTGTTAACTAATTTTTTACGCACATCCAAATCAAGCCCTTCTAGTTTGATATTGACTTCATCACGTATTTGTATTGTGCATTGTTTCATTCTATAGTTACTCTGTTTACATGCTGTCGCTGGGCAATCTCTTTTAGCAAGGTGCTACGCGACACAGTCTCTTCTAGTTCTGCCAGTGGAAAGCGTAGCGGTAGTGCTCTTGTATTATACACGTTTTCTATGCCTTGAGCAAGGAAAAAGTCTTGATGTGCCTGAACGTATTTTGCCATGCTGGGCAATTTGATTTCTAGGTCTCTATTATAAAATGCCACGTTGAAATCGGCACTGTAGTGATCAAACGGGCGGAACGCATCATCACCAATATACTGATCATTGTCATGTGCAAGGTCTTCTACTGTTTTGCCTATCTCGGCATAGTTCAAATACACAGTACCAAACTTGATACGCATGGTTCCGTGTTGCCGTTGTAGTGTTGTGCTAAGTTGATGTGTCTTGGGCATGCCATACCATGTGCATACAAACCTATACGGGCTGGCTCCTAGTATGCCCTCGCAACGATGCACAGCCAAGTTTAAATTGGCCAAAGCTTCTTGAACCGGCACAGGCGCACCATGCCAGAATCTTGTGTTTTGTTGATCCAGCAATCCGTGATACTGTTCAAAAATGTTGTGCATGTAGTTCAAACAATTTTGATCAAATGTAAACTTGCGACGTATGATGTACTCATAGGAGTTTATGGTGTCAATGCATTGTTCAATTAAAGCAATTGCACGGGCAGTCTCTTCTGCAGGTGTGCCAAACCCATAAAATCTATCTGGGTGATCCAAGTACCATTGATCACGCTGACCCATCCGCTCTAGCCACAACTCGGTTATGGGATTGTCTAGTAATCGGAATCGTAGTGTAAGGTCAGAGTTATGGCCTAACTCAATAAGCAAGTGTTGAGGCATAATAACAGTATATACTTATCACTACAAAAAGTCAAAAAGACAGGTACCTTTTTAAGGGTACCTGTCATAAAGCCTGGGCCGGAGCCAACCTACTCCCAGGAAAAAAGGAAACAAAAATGAACTAACCAACTACCACGCGAAAACCCTGTTCCTGTTGTTCGTCTGCTTCGTACTGGGTATCTACTGCAAACAAAAACAACTCACCATCATAAATCTTGTACATTTGGCACTCCCAATCAATAAGTTTCTTTTACATAATTGTACTGGTCCGCAGGCCACTTGGCCTTGAACTCTTCTGACTTCACATACTCGTTGTATGCCTTGGCGTCAAAAAACATCTTGCGGACTTTCCTCTC